AAATCCGAACGATCCCGCCCCCCCTTTTCGGATTTTCCTAAAGTTTTGCAAAAGGAAAAGTCCGAAAAAAACAGAAACGACGGAATACATCGAAAAATGCCTAAAGGAAATCCGAACGATCCCTTTTCGCAAAAAAGATCGCCCCCATTTTTCACAAAAATTCACCCAAAAATGTCAGCATAATGCTCACATTTTTATACCCAAATATATTACACGATAGTCAGATGAACATAGACATTGGATTTCTTGGACACATTGTATATGTTTTGCGTATCGATCCGGGGAATCCCGCATCCAATGAATGACAATACCTGCCGTTCTTTCATTTTCAATTGATGTTTTTCAAAAGAAAATGTGGTTTGTCCAAGATGGACATCCAACCTTGGCAGTTTCCATATTTCTTCCAAGGAATGTTTTACAGAAACCAGAATATTGTTGTGTTCGTCAATCTCCACATTGTCCGGTAATTCGGGCAAACATTGGAAATACAAATCGCATCCATTATGATCATAAACGATTTCGTGATGCCACAAAGGAATCATATACAGTTGTCCCTCTTCCGTATATTTGTATACCATCTGATGAAACAAATTGTCCAAGGTGGGCCGAATCAGGATACATCGCCGATTCTGGATTTCCGATTGATACGAATGATAAATCTTGGACAAAAAGCTCGGAGGAATATGCAAAACATCCCTTTGGGTCACCAACAATTGGTAAATCTTGATACGTAAGGGCCCGTCCAATCGCTCAAACATTTGGATGGCCTTTTCTTCACACTTTTCGGAGAGTTTGTCCAAGATTTTGTAGACGACTTTTTGAATCGCCTCTTTCAATACCTCATTGTTCAAGAGGGGTTCTAGCAGAGGTTGTAAGAATTCGCGATAAGCATCGCAATAAGCATCGCGATAAGCATCGCGATAAGACATCCATCTTGCATAGATGCCACCCTCGGGTTTACAAACATCGTCAACGTCAACGTCGACGTCGACCTCGTCGTCGACATCCATCCATCCTTGATGAACCAAGATTTCTTCATAGGCATTTTGCAGATCCTTGAATTTTTGAGTGGCTTCGGGCGCGGGGTTCTTGTCCGGATGATGCAAAAGAGCCATTTTGTGATACTGTTTTTTGATCAAGTGATTCTCATAATCCCGGTCTACATCTAGTCCCAACATTTCATACTTTTTTTTCAATTCGTCTGAGGCGTTTATAGTCATACCGATGCACTTTGTTTATTATAAAAAACAACATATTCTCTATATGGTAAATCGGTCGATAATTGTTGTTGTAATACTTGAAAAAGGAATGGGTTTTGTCCAAGATGGCACGGGTATCCGCCGCATCCAATCGATCTTCTTGGATAAAGTATTCGATGACGTGCCAAATGCATTCGTAAACGTCCAAATTGTACACCAAAATATCATAGATGATATCGCGGAAATCGGTGATGACGATTTTCTCCGGATGCAGCATCTCGTGAATGATCGCATCACAAATGATGTTGAACAATTCGGCGGGGGGTGGCTTATTTGGATCGACCCATTCCAAGCAGTGATACTCTTTCAAATTCATCAAATCCTTGGGAGCAATATCGGCCATTCGGTCTTCACCCACAAGGGATGTTTTGCTCAATTTCGGATAGTCTTCTGGCGATGGTCTCTTCACTGATAATATCCGGCAATGATGCGCGATGGCGTTGGGAATGAAACCGATATGTTCGGTAATCAGAACAAACCGAATCTGGATCGACAACTGCGGATGGCTGAATTGCTGCATATAACTGTAGAAAATCTCCAAGAGTTCATTGTGGATTTTGTGGAAATTCTTGCAAACAATGATGCCGATTTTCACGGACTTCATCGAGACAATATCGACGATTTGGGAAAAGACTTCGTGCCAAATAATCTTGGAATTGCATCCCAGGAACGACATATCGATTTCGTAATGGATATCGCTGATCGGATAACTGTACTCCAATTTCTCGTGCTGCATCGTGATCCGTTTTTCATACTTGAGTTCGCTCGGACTGTATCTTTTGAGAATGTGCAAAACTTGACTATACTTTCCGACACCGGAAGGTCCGTACACAATGAGATTCCCGAATTGTCCAAGATTCTTGGGAAACTGTTCGTAGAGGGGCGCCAATTCGGGATGGATCGTTTGTGTGTCCACCGCCTTGGCATATTCTTCAAAATGGGTTTCGTAAAACTTCATTTTGTCGTCGTTTTCTTTCGGAAAAAGGATGTTTTGCTTATTTTCCAAAACACCCTTTGTATGGTTTTATTGGCAAACCATTTATTGATAATCGAGACAAATCGGAATCCATTGACCTATTTGTCAACGAATAATTAATCTTAATCTCTATTCGTGGATAAATATATTTATCCGCGAATAGAGATTAGATCATTGTATAGTGGGGTAGTGATTCATATATGTTATGGTATCGTTGGTGCTGACAATCGCCCCCAGTTTCCATCACACTTTTCGTATAGGTCGGCGTAGTCCCCCAGATTCGTTCAATGATGGATCGACAACAATCGTAAAAACAAGAATACATTTTTCTATGTCGAGTCTATATGTCCAGTCTATATGTATTACAGAGAGAGATCATCCATCGACGGAAGAACGAATGTAGGTCGATAATTTGGACGCGATGTATACCTCAAATGACCCAATCACAAGAATACCCACAATAATGGCGGCAATTAATACACGGAAGATAGGGTGAAAATTCAACGTCGAGGCGTTTGTATTGAACATTCTAACGTATACGTACAACAAGAACATCAACATTGCGGTGAGAACAATGTAGAGATTTTTGTAAATGTTCGTGTACCATTCACTATCACGGGCCAATTTGATCTTTTGAAATTTCCGATACAGCGATGTCGTAGTAATCATCATTATAAACGAACTGATAAAGGGCAAAAGGGCACCTGGAATGAGTATCCAGTATAGCGGAATTTTGTAAGTCCGTACATTCAGAACATACAAGTTTTGCAACATTGAAAAAGTCAATGTTTTGCTGTTCCGGTTCACGTCATTCACAATGTCCAAAAACAGAATCGAAGTAAATAGTGTTTGGATAACAAAAACACCGCTAAATCCCGCAATTTCGAGTGCCGGGTTGAACCAACATAGAAAGGCAAAGACGAACAAAACCAATATATAGAGATATTTGACGATGGGAAAACATCCGATCATTTTACTAACATATGTATGGATAAAAGGTTCACTGATTCATTTACACAAATTTACTACATTTGGTTCCATCTTTTATCGATTTGTTTGTCTCTCTCATCATCAATTTTTTCATTCACATAATCCTCGTGGATAAATATATTTATCCGCGAATAGAGATTAAAATGGGACAAAATTACTATTTTTGTTTATGCAAACTATATTACAATATTGGTAATGATCATTAAAATCTGTTAAAAGTGAAGTACCATTATTAGTTAAATATGAAAAATTATAAAAGTTCTTGTTTTTTAAGTAGTTTATTACATCAATTAATTTTGTATTATTATCTAAAAACGTTCCACCATATTCAAATTGTATTATTTTAACATTCTCTAAAAATTTATCAAAACCCTGTAAAACATTTAATTCATAACCTTCTGTGTCTATTTTAAGAAAATCTATATTTTGTACATTATTTTCAATAACATAGTCACTTCCTTTTTTAATATTTAATACAATCTTATTAGAATCATCGCTCAAATTGCAACTATTTATTCTGTCATAAAATGATTCATATTTCGGATAATAATATAATTCCTTATTTTCATTACCCAAGCCAAAATTATTGAAATATGATTTTTTATTCACATTCCCTTGATTTTTTAAATTTTCTATGAATGATTCCACTGGGTCAAAATAATGAACTTCTCCACTAAAATGAATGAACTCACTATCTGAACGGCATCCCACATCAAAAATAACATTTATATTATCTTTTATATCCATAAAAAATTTTTCTTCTCCATTTGTTTTGGAAATACAGTTATTAAACATTTTTATATAATATAATATAATATGCGTTTAAAATTTATATTATAAACGCATTTTGTCCCATTTTAAGGTGTATCTGCGGTTTTGTAGCCCATATCCTTTTCGTGGATAAATATATTTATACGCGAATAGAGATTAACGCGATTCTATCCATTTTACCAAAACATTGGCCGCACACTTCATCGCATCGTGTGGACATTTCTTGATTCCGATGAATTCGGGCTTTTGCATTTCGGCCGTTTTATAGTAAAGATAGGGTCCAAACCGACCCTTTCGCACACTCAAATCGGTATTGATGATTCGCAAAACATCCTTTGGCATTGTAGGACTTCGTGTTTTAGAGGCTGCTGCGTCTTCTTGGTCCTTTTCCTCCGATTTCATTGCCAAGAGGTCCAAGAACGAAGTGGCCGTTTCCAACGAGATCTTGTCCAAGGAAAACGGAAACGTCTTCAAACTCTGTTTCTTGTCTCCCCACGCTAAATAGGGACCGAACCGTCCCGATTTCAGAAAAAGGTCTTGGTTTTGGTAGACTCCTAAAGAGTCGTTTTCGTAAGCCACCAAGTCGGAGACGGAATACCCGCCCATCTTGGCCTTTTCCGTATCCAAGACCAAATCCGGTTTGACGGGCCAATACTTGACCGAACCGTCGGCCAAGGTTTCCTTGACACTCGCACCGAATTTCTGGAAAGACAATTCGTGGGTGTCGTCCAAACGATAGACAGTTTTGCTCAATTCCAAGGTCTTGGACCGTTCCTTGATTCCCGAATAACATTTTCGGCAAATCTCATACCAAGGATCGACCATTTGGTTGGCAGGAGGTTCCGAAATCCGATCCAATTCGAGTTCCAAGGTCCGCGTGTAATCATAGGAAAAGAGTTCGTCGAAATGTTTGACCAAGAATTCAATACAGACCATTCCCGTGGGTTGAATGACCAACTTGTTCTTTTCTTGGCCAAAGACCTTTTCCAAAACCGTTTTGTCCAAGATTTGGTCGTGCAACTTGTATTCTATACATTGCACCGGTGTACCTTTGACTTCCGTACACTTGACATATTCGCGTTCTTGGATGGTATCGACCAAGAGGGCAAAGGTCGACGGTCGACCGATCCCCAAATCCTCCAGTTTCTGAATCAAACTGGCCTCCGTATAATGACTGTGTTTATTACGGACAACCACCGTGCTCTCAATCGAACTGTAGGGCACATTTTCGCGAATGGTGGGCGCTATTTGATTTAAGTAAAACAGCAATGCCGTTGCCTCGTCGGCCGCCGACCCCTTTTCCGTGACGATTTTCCATCCTAGAAATGTGGGAATTTCCAACGAGTGGACGTAGAAAGGGGAGGTTTTGCTTCCCTTTGTTGTTCCCGATTCTGATTTCGAAATGTCGGGCGCCGAAATGTGCAGGGGGTGAACATTGTATTTCGCCGCAGCCATACAACTCTCCACCGTATTCCGCCAAATGAGGCGATACATCGACGCCTCTTTCGGATTTGCATTTTCGGGCAAATTGCGCAAATGAATGTCCGTACATCGGATCGCCTCGTGCGGACTTTCCTGGTTATGATTCGTGATTCCGTCCCATTGTCCAAGATACTTTTCACCGCCACCGACGCCGCCGCCGTATTGATCCACAATGTATTTCCGCGCCGTCTCCAAGAAGGGCGGAGCATACTTGGTATTGTCCGTACGCATATACGTAATAAACCCATTCTGATAGAGGTTTTGGCATAACTGCATCGTCGTCTTGGGCGAATTTCCGAGAACACTACTGGCGACTTGGAGAAGCCGGGATGTATTGAAGGGTTTCGGCGGAGCCTTGGTCGATTCACGCAAAACTCCTATACTGAATACGTGATGATGCGTCTTCGATTTTTCCAAGAATTCTTCGACGGCCTCTGCATCCTTGAATTCGTGGTCCAACTCAAATGCCAGATTGCGCGTAAAAAATTTGCCCACCGTTCGATAGGACATTGTGATCTCATTTTGTGCCCGCTCCTTTTCGTTTTCATAGACCAACCTCAGTGCGGGTGTTTGACAACGGCCCGCCGAAAGCGAACTCCCTTTTCCTGCGGATCCTCCACCGGAAATAATGCGCCACAAGAGGGGCGAAATCTTGTATCCGATGACCATATCGAGCACTTGTCGCGCCTTTTGCGCCGCGACCAAATCCATATCGATTGTCCGTGGTGATTTTATGGCGGTCACGATGGCCGTTTGGGTGATTTCGTGAAAGACAATACGCTGCGTGGTTTCAATGGGCAGTCCAAACACACAACAAATGTGCCAGGCGATGCCCTCGCCCTCGCGATCATCGTCGGTAGCCAGAATGATGTTTTGCTTTTTGAACGAATGGATGACGACGCGCATTGCATCGACGTGGGCGCGTTTTTCGGTGATGATATCAAACGTCGGCTCGAAATTATTCTTGGTATCGATGTTTTTCAGACCGTTGATTTCGCAAATATGACCCTTGCTTGCAATACATTGGTAATCGGGACCAAGATAATGCTCGATTTTCTTGCATTTGGAGGGGGACTCGACAATGACCAAGAAGGTGGCGTTGGGATGGGAGGTCGCGATTTCGGACCCGGATCCGGACCCAGATTTTGCATATTTTTTGTAGAATTTCTTGGGCGGCATTTGCAATACAAATGTATACGAAATCCGTTTATATCTTTGCCGCAAAGTGATTTAGAATCACTCCCTCTTGTATTTTTATCGAAATATTATATATATACAAAACACGTTTTGCTATGAAACTCTTCCTGATTGTATCACTTTTTCAAATCAGCACACAATATGTGCCCCCATTTTTCAATCATTGGCATTGCATCGCATTGAAAAACAAACTCGATGCGTCCAAACCCCACAAGGTCAACATCGGCGAATTGCCCCTGGTCTTGTGGAAAAGCAATGACGAATGGATCACCACACTGAATATTTGCAAACATATGGGATCCAAACTGGATAATGGCGTCATTACTACGAGCGGATGTTTGAAATGCCGATATCACGGCTTGGAATTCTCCAAAGAGGAGCGGTTTGGCGAAACCGTGGAACACGAAGGCAAGATCTTTTGGTCGTACAAACCCGAGGCGAAAACGCCGCCCAAAATTCCCTTTTTTCACAACAAAAATTATGAAACGTCGTTTTTACAAGTAGATATGGACGCATCGATGCAAGACAGTGCTTATAATACGATGGATTTGCGACACCCGGAATATGTACACAAGGGTGCGTTTGGCAGCATCATTCCGCCCGTAAATATCAAACAGTACAAATTCAAAGATCGAATCGGGCTGGCGTTTGACTATCAATCCAATCCGATTATGAAGAAGTTGAATGAGAATACGCGAACAACACACAATTTCCATATGTATATGTATCCCTCGTTTACGTGGTCGCGCGTATCGTTTAATGACAAACATTTGATCATTGCGGTCAACCTGCTTCCACTGAAGAACAAAAAAACGCGCTGGTTTGTCACGATTTGCCATAATTATTACAAAACCCCCCTTCAACAGAATGTATTGAAAGGCTTGGCCGGGTTGATTTTGAGCCAAGATTATTTGCAAATGAAGAATCAGTATCCGGAAAACAAACTAAAGTCGGCGGTCTTGTTCAACCATATTTTCAAGGACGAAGAAGTCATTTTGTGGTTGCGATCCCAGTTTAGTGAATACAAATTTCCCGATATTGATGTTTGTCTGGATTTGTACAATGATTACAACCAAAACAAAAGTTGATCAGTCAAATCGATTTGATGATCAACCAACCAAACAAACAAACAAACAAACAATGAATCAACCGAATCTCCCAATTGAAATCGTCCGCTACATTTTGGCGTATGTCTCCATCGAATTGGTGAAGAATTATGTTTTGCGTAGAACAGAGACCCATCCGATTTGTATGGCATTGACTCATTTGATCGATACCAAATGGAAATTGGAAGATGATTATCTGTCTGCCTATGATAATCACGAAACTTGGGATGAAAGGGATGTTTTGCAATATTATCAAGGGAGAGGACCCAAAGATTTTGTATACAAAAATTGCGGTGTCATTTCCGGTTTTGTCTATATTCGCATTTTGTGTGTTCGGGATGGCAAAATCGTCCATTTTGCTACTCAAAAATACGGACAGCGCTATTATGGATACATCGACGGATTTATATGTGAAAGCATCAATGTGAGCCGTAAAACAGAACAGCACGCTTGTGTTTATTATAGCAAAATGAAGAACGAAATGGATCCTGACGAAAAACGCAAACGATTTATGGAATATAGCTCGTGGACACCCGAGTGGAAGGAGTGATTTGCATACTCGATTATACACACTTGAACATTTACAATGGGACGCCTTTCGGCGTCCCACAAGATGTGAATCATCGGTGTAAAAAATGTCTGACACACAATCCAGACATTTTTTTCAATAAAATTCAAAAAAAAACGGGTTATAGTATTTTTGGTTTTTGGTTTTATGGTTTTTGGGTTTTATGGTTTTTGATTTACACCTTCTTCTTCACGACCTTCTTTACCGTAGGAGTAGGTGCAGGAGTATCGGGAACAACTGCTGCAGCTTCAGTGGAAGCCGCCTTCTTGACAACCTTCTTTACTGGAACGGCTGTGGGTACCGAAGGAGCGGGATCTGGCACCGAAGGTGTCGAAGGTGCAGCAGGCTCTTCCTCCTCGTCACTGTCTTCCGCTGTAGTATCTACAGGAGCGGCTACAGCAGGTGTCTTGAAT